TGGAGCAGACCAACACTATGCAATGCTTATTAAAGAAGCTTGGAAAACTGTAGAGGATGCGGATACACAGGGTCAGCTAAATGTTAAGTCTGGCGCATTAAAACTAATTGCAGATATTGAAGGCAAGCGAATTGGAATGCTTCAAGAAGTAGGACTACTTGATAATGCAGAGCTGGCAACACAAATTGCGGAGACAGAAAAGAAGCAAGACATACTAGTAAAGATATTAAAAGAAGTTACGGCTACCTGCCCTAAATGTAAAATGGAGGTTGCAAAGCGCCTTTCTCAAATAACTGGAGTAGTCGAGCCTGTTATTATTGATGCGGAGGTCACAAGTGGATCTTGATTTTAATGATCTGATTGACATGCTAGATGGCGAAGAGTTTGATGAACGCCCCGTAGACTTAAGAACGTTTGTGCAAAGCCCAGATTATTTGGGACTACCACCTCTATCAGAACACCAATACACTCTTATTGAAAAAAGCTCACAGATTTATAAAGAGTCTACGTTGGTTAAATTGTTTGGTGAAGACGAAGGCGTTAGAATGTTTAAGCAGACGGCTAACGAAATAGTTGCTCAGCTGGGAAAAGGATCTGGAAAAGATTACTGCTCTACAATATCAGTAGCATATATAGTTTATTTATTGTTGTGCCTTAAAGATCCAGCAACATATTATGGAAAGCCTCCTGGAGACTCAATTGATATTATCAATATTGCAATCAACTCGCAGCAGGCAAATAACGTATTCTTTAAGGGTTTTAAGACACGAATAGATAAGTCGCCATGGTTTACTGGGAAGTATGAAGCAAAAGCTTCTGAGATGAAATTTGATAAAGCCATAACAGTACACTCAGGTCACTCAGAGCGTGAGGCCTGGGAAGGATATAACGTTATCGTAATCATTCTTGATGAGATCTCAGGCTTTGCCACAGAAAATACAAGCGGCCACGAGCAGGCTAAAACTGGTGGGGCTATATATGATATGTATAGGGCATCAGTAGACTCACGTTTCCCAGATTTTGGTAAAGTAATTCTTCTTTCATTTCCTAGATATAAGAATGATTATATACAGCAAAGATACGACGACGTCGTTGCAGAAAAAGAAGTTGTAACTAGAACTCATCATTTTAAATTAGACGAAGACCTTCCAGATGGAACTGAAGGGAATGAATTTGATATTGAGTGGGAAGAAGACCATATCATTTCATACAAGTATCCTAAGATGTACGCTTTAAAAAGACCTACGTGGGAAGTTAATCCAGTAAGAAAAATTGAAGACTTTAAGGTTGCTTTCTACAAAAATTACACAGATGCGTTAGGAAGATTTGCCTGTATGCCAACAGATGCAGTAGACGCATTTTTTAAGTCTAGAGAAAAGATTGAGAATGCCTTCAAGAACACTGCACTAGCCGTAGATAACTTTGGAAGATTTGAAGATTGGTTTGCGCCAGATCCAGATAAAGAATACTTTATCCACGTTGACCTTGCACAAAAGCATGACCATTGTGCAGTGGCAATGGCACACGTAAAGAAGTGGGTTAATGTTAAGGTAACAGATACCTATTCTCAGCCAGCACCAATTGTTGAAGTAGATGTTGTAAGGTATTGGACTCCAACTCCAGACAAATCAGTAGACTTTACAGAAGTAAAAGATTATATCTTGTCTTTAAGATCAAAGGGCTTTAAGGTAAGAATATGTACATTTGATAGATGGAACTCTCACGACATGATGCAGCAATTAAAGCAGTATGGAATTAATACAGAAACTTTATCTGTTGCTAAAAAGCACTATGACGATATGGCAATGGTTGTAGCAGAAGACAGATTAGACGGACCCCACATCCCACTGCTTATAGATGAATTGCTTCAGCTTAAAATTATGAGAGATAAAGTTGATCACCCTAGAAAGGGTTCTAAAGATTTAGCTGATGCTGTATGCGGTGCTATATTTAATGCCATTAAAAGAAGCAGGCCTTCTAATAATGAAGAAATAGATATACATACATACAGTTCTCTAAAGTGGGACAGAGAAGATGAAGATGATACAAATGTTATTAATATGATAAGAGCACCGAGAATGCCTCAACACTTATCAAATGCACTAGAAGGAATGGAAATAATATGAGCATATATCAAGAGCGGGCTAAAGAATGCAAGTGTTGTGGAAAACATGTACCTCTGCCTACTACATTAAAAGAATATCAAGGTGTTATACTTTGCCCAACAAGTTTTGCAAACGTTATAGAGTATAAAAGAATTTGGAAGTCAATTGGCAATAGGCCTACTGGTAGTATAAGAAAACATTTTTCTGATTATGTACAACAAGTAGTTGAGAGTACTATTGACAAGAATGAGGACGGAACGTTATAATAAAACTAGGCAACAGTAGCTTAGTTGGTTAGAGCCCCGAACTCATAATTCGGTAGTCGTAGGTTCAAGTCCTACCTGTTGCACAAAAGGAGATGGTGTGAGCGAAGAAGAAGATCAATACGATGCCGATAGACTAGCCTACTATATGGAAATAGGTGCAGTTACTTTAGAGGGCATGGACGAAAATGGAGAGCTTATTTATGCCATTAGCGAAGATGCAGAAACTTTAGCTCCAGAATTATGGCAGTCTCACACAGAATATGTAAATAGATCCCTAATGGAATTATATGAAGATGGCTTAGTTGAAATAGAGTATGACGAAAACCTAGAAGCAACTATTCATTTAAGTCCAGAAGGACGTAAGATTGCAAGGGAAAAGGGCCTGATCGATATGGATATTGATTGGGATATTCCGAACGACTAGAATATGATATAATATATTTAGGTCGCCGTAAGGGGCCTAAACAAATTAACTTATTCGCTTGAAGGAGGAATAAAATGGTAACAACATACACATGGGATCTTTTCAAGGATCCCTTTTTCATTGGATTTGATAGAGCTTTAGATACATGGAGCCACGCTCAAACAGTATCAAGTGCAACTAACTATCCACCATATAACGTAATCAAGGTAGACGAAGACAACTTTGTTGTCGAACTAGCCGTTGCTGGATTTGCTAAGACAGATATTGATGTATCAACAGCAGACGGCAAGCTCACTGTAAAGGGAGAATTAAACACAGAGGATAACGATTCGAAGTTTATCCATCGTGGAATTGCTGCCCGTAAATTTACTCGTGAGTGGGCCCTTGGTGAATATATGGAAGTAAAGGCAGCGGAACTAAAGGATGGAATGCTTAAGATTGATATTGTACGCATTCTGCCAGAAGAGAAGAAGCCAAAGACCATCAAGATCAAATAAATAGTATAATAGAAACCTGCACCCCGTCACTGGGGAGTCGCAGACTATTCGGGTCGCTACCCGAAGGATGGACCTGAGCATGTCCTCAAACTGCTCCTTATAATTTAAGGAGAATCATGTTCGAGTATTATGTTAAAAAGGTTACAAAGGTTGTGGACGGAGATACAATCGATGTAGAGATAGATCTTGGATTTGATATCTCATTTAGCTCAAGAGTAAGACTAGCTGGTATAGATACACCAGAAAGTAGAACTACAGACAAAATGGAAAAAGCATTAGGCCTTGAAGCAAAAGCTTATCTAAAGCGTGAAATTGAAGCTGCCAAAACTGTTGTCATCAAAACAGAAAAAATGGACTCATCAGAAAAGTACGGAAGAATTTTAGGTTGGCTGTTCCTTGATGGATCAGAAGTTTCTATGAATGAAAAAATGATTGCAGATGGACATGCCTGGGGATACTTGGGAGACACTAAGGTTAAAGACTTTAACGCCTTAGCAGAGAAGAGAAAAAAGAGCGGTAAGTAATGCCTGTATATGAATACAAGTGTTCGTATGATGATGCACATGCAACAATGTCAGTACATAGATCAATAACCGATACAGATCCAGGTTACACATGTGTTGAATGTGAGTCACAAATGACTAGACACTTTACACCATTTGGTATACAGTTTAAGGGTAATGGTTTCTATAAAACAGATAATCCTAAATAACATTAGTGGTATAATTATTAAGTAAGCAAAGATATTGCATTACTTAGGAGATACCTAGTTGACTAGAAAGTTACAGTATTTTTTAACCAGCCTTTTTATAATCGGCTGGCTTTTCCTTTTTAGTCCTAATTTTGCTAATGCTAATGAGCCACCAGCACCTGCAGAGCAAGTTGTAGTAAGCCCAGCACAGCAGGCAGTTAATACAGCTCTTGCTACAGCAACTACAGAAGTTGCACAAGCCGCAGCTGCATCGGATACAGCCACTGCCGTAATAGCAACAGCAGTACAGGCAGTCACAACATCTAATGAAGCCGTAGCTACCGCAAACACTGCAGTTACAACAGCAGTAGCAGCAGTTGCAGAAGTTGCAAGTACAGCAACAGTTGTAGAAACAGCAACAGCAGTAGTTAGTGATGTAACAACTGCAGTAGCTGCAGTAACAACAGCGGTTGAAGCAATTCCTGCAAACGCAACAACAGCAGCTCCAGAAGTAGCAGTTGCCCAAGCAGCAGTTGAATCAGCAACTACTGTAGTAACAGCTGCAGCAGAAACAGTTATATCGTCATCGAATACTTTGTCAGCAACACCCATTGCTACAGTTGAAGAGGTGGCCGTAGCAGTTGCAACAGAAGCAGCACAGGCCGCAACAGCCTCTACTTCAATACAAGCAGCTCAAGCAGCAGTAGATACAACTACTGCTACCATTACAACAGCAACGACGGCTTTAGCAGCAGTATCTCCTGCACGGACAGAGGCTCAAACACAATTAACTCAAGCAAACGTAGCAATTAATAACGCTCAAGACGCAGTCAACGCCCTTGCAGCAACTATCGGCACAACTACAAATGTTTTATCTAATGTCGATGACGCTGGCGTTCGAATGAACCTTCCCTTTAATTTACAGATGGGTGGAGTAACATATAACAATGTTTTTGTAGGCTCTAATGCAACAATTACTTTTGGGGTAAATGAAGGTGGAACATATCACACTACACCTAATGCTCCTTCTATATCTATAGCAGGCTGGGACTGGACTACATGGAGTAATGGGTCTGGAATCACATACTCAACAACTACTAATACACTTAGTGTTGCTTGGGATCTTAGAGTTTATCC